TACGGCTCCCCCTCGGATGTAGACCTTGAGAAGTTCGAGCAGTACCCCCTCCTCCATCTCGTGTACACCGGGGGCGACTACAACAGCCCCAAAGCCAAGACGTACAACCTTGAGGTGTATATCCTCTCCGTCCCTCCTTCGGATGCGGACAAGGTAGGATACCAAAAGGAGAACATCTCGGACGCAGAGCAGGTAGCCGAGGACATCCTCGCAGACATCCAGAACGGAGGCAATATCTTCCAGTTTGGGTTTCACTACGATCTGGTCAATGCGAGCGTGACGCCTTTGGAAGAGACGCAAAGCAACGCCCTCGCCGGGTGCTTGCTCGACATAGCTATCTCCGTTCCCTACACCTACGACTCATGCAACGCCCCTCTCTCAGGTGTGGAGCCTGAGGGTACCCCCGCGACGGCATACAAGGCTCGCGGTCTGCTCCGCGTCAAAGAGCTCGACGGAAGCCCTGACGTACTTTCGGTGGCTACCATCAAAGTACCCAACGGCTCTCTGACAGACGACGGAGACGGTACAATTACTTTGGACTTTGCTGCTGGGGCGGTGAGTGCGGTGACGGCTACTGCGCCCCTGTCGAGTACGGGAGGCACGACGCCCGACATTAGCTTGGACACGAGCGGGGTGACGGCAGGAAGCTACACGGCAGCGAATATCACCGTGGACTCTTTCGGCAGGATTACAGACGCCACCAGCGGAGCCGTAGCCGACGCCACCCGAATCATCGTGACCGCCAAGAACGTTTCGGGCGGGACGCTGGCCAAGGGCACACCAGTTCACGCTGTCACGCCTGTAAGCATGGGCCAACAGGTAGAGGTCATCGCTGCACGAGCCGACACGCCCTCGGCTATGCCCGCCACCCTCGTACTCAACGAGACGCTCGAAGACGAAGAGGAAGGGGAGGCCATCGTGGTGGGGTTGATTCAGAACGTCGACACCTCCGCCTTCACAGCGGGCGACGTCATCTACGTCGGGGAGACGGGAGGCTACACCAACACCAAGCCGACGGGAACTAACCTTATCCAGAACCTCGGGGTAGTAGTTAAATCCCACGCCTCCTCAGGAAGCGGCATCGTGTACGGATCGGGACGTTCTAACGACGTGCCCAACATCCCCAACGGCTACACGTGGATAGGTAACGCCTCCGGGGTGGCTACACCCACGGCGCTGGCTGCGGTAGCGACAGCAGGTACGGCTATCTCGCTCACCGACATCGACTCGGTAGGCAGCGGCGAAATCATCACCAACGCGGAGCGCACCAAGCTCACAGGAATCGAAGCCGGGGCGGAAGTGAACCCCGACGCGTCCGAGATCAAGACCCTCTACGAAAGCAACGCGGACACCAACGCCTTCACGGACGCTGAACAGACGAAGCTCGGGGGCATCGCCGCTGGAGCTGAGGTCAACGTGAACGCGGATTGGAACGCCACATCAGGCGACGCTGAAATCCTCAACAAGCCAACCATCCCAGCGGCACAAGTCAACTCCGACTGGGACTCCACCTCGGGCGTGAGCGAGATTCTAAACAAGCCCACCCTCGTCGAAAACATCGGAGACCTCGGAGACGTGACGGAGACGGCTCTCACAGCCGGGCAACTCCTGTACTACGACGGAGCGGGATGGATAAACAAAACAGTCGTGGGAGGGAGTGCGGTGGCCTCTGTTATTTGGACGGGCCAAACTACGACCGCAGCCATTGGAACGTGGCCGAGCTCGTACAATTCAGTGAAGTATAAACCCGGTGCTACTGTCACCCCTGCGGGTTCGTTCTCCATCTTGTACAACTCAACCCTCAATTCGCTTCAGGTTTCCGGGTTGAGCACGGGGACGGTTATCGCGTTCACGGCAAAGTTCGGAGTGACCCCTGCCGTGGTAAACGACTTGATTGACGTCCGTTTGAGGGCGTTCTTCTCGAACTCACCCGTCTTCGCCGACACCACAACATCGCCAAACCAGCTTTCTCAAGGGCTACCTGTTGAGGTCGAAACCGAGGTGTTGGTGAGCAGCACGATTACTGTAGGCTCACACCCGACAGTAGACATCTTCCTCGAGACAGCCAGCTTCTACTCCGCAGGTACGGCTCGTTGCATTGACTTTGAAATCACTTTCACATGATACAAATTGACTCCAACCCGACAAACGCGGTGAAAGTAGGCAACGACTACTACCCTCTCAACGGGTACTTAAAAGCTACGGCCTACTTCACGACGGGAGTTGTCATCAGCGTGCGAACGTCTCTTCGTACAATCGCCAAAGGCATCCCCTTCGCGGATTTTGTGGACGCTACTACGGGCAACCCCTTGGGGGTAACACAGGCCGATACCATCGCGGCCCTCAATGTAATTTTCGAAACCAAGGGCCAATCGGGAATTATTCTGGAGAACCTCGACGACGTGAACCTCACAAGCCTCGTCTCAAACCAAGTCCTCGTATACAACGCAAGCCTCGGCGAATGGGTCAACGTCGACATCCCCGCCAACACAGCCGTCGAGAACAACGCGGGTACGCCACAGCTCGCCTCAGGCATCACCCAAGCGGAGATGCAGTCCGTCTTGAACGTGGACCCGGCAGGAACGGACAACTCGACGGACGTGTCCATCAATGCGAACGCGGGCGACGTCTTGATTATGAATGCAGGGCAAGACCTCGGAAGTCAGGATGCAGGAGCCGACAAGCTCGTCTTTTGGGACGACTCCGACAACAAGCTGACCTACGCCACGATTGGAACAAACCTCACGATGACGGGCACGACGTTGAACGCGGCAGGTGGAGGAGGTAGCGGTGGCGTTACGTCTCTCAACAGCCTCATCGGCGGGCTGACCTTGGCCGCTGGTTCTAACGTGACCATTACGGACAACGGAGCCGACACCATTACCATCGCTTCATCAGGAGGTGGAGGAGGTGGTGGTAGTGCGGGCGGTAATTTTATGATTACAGGCTTCACTACAAGCTCAACGCAACAATGGTACGGGCTCTATCTGCCTTATGCGAATAACGTTCGCACGTCAGGCAACTGGCAGCACTACCAGATCTATCATATGCCAGCGGATGGAAGTTTCAACAATTTCAGTATGCACGTGCAGGGAAATTGTCAGATAGAATTCGGCATCAACGTCAACCCGCAAACCCCTCCCAACAACCAAGCGGACGGAACGCAGTACAACTACAAACAACTTTCGCCGACGGGCTCAAATCACACCTCAAACTACAGCCCTACTACTTGGACGTTTTCTGCGGGCGACGAGATAGGGTTCGGTTTCAGAAACGTGAGTGGAGGAGTGCCCTTTTACATTACGTTCAACGTCTGTTTCACATTCAACTAATGCACACAAAATTCACTCCCGAACAACTCGAAGGCGAGTATTTTACCGCCTACGACTTTGCAGTAGCCATCAACGAGCTGTGCGAGGCAATCGAAGCTCTCGAAGCACAAATCGCAAACCCTAATCCTTCCAAATAATGGACTTTATCCTCGAAAACTGGGCTGAAATCGCCCTCGCTGTAATCGCTGCCGCTGGCACGATCACGGCACTCACCGAAACGACCAAAGACGACAACTTCGTCGACTTGGTAAAGCGCATCTTGCAAGCCATCATCCTCGGTAAAAGCAAATGAACCTGACGGACTTTGAGAAGGTACTCGGCAGGTTTGCCGAAGACGTCAACAACGCAGCCAAGCGTGAGCTCGGCTCGCGTAAGATTGGCAAGAACCGCTCCTACGGGGTGGCTTCGCGTAGCCTTCAAAAGTCCCTCACCTATTCGCTCAAGGGGGGGAGGGTCTCTTTTGGCTCTCCCCTGCCTTATGCGGCGTTCATCCACTGGGGCGTCAACGGGACACGCAAGAACCGCAACGCGCCCTATTCTTTCCGTTCTAAGCAGCCCCCAATGGAGCCTATTTTGCAATGGATGAAGGCCAAGCCTGTACGTTTGCGCGATGCCTCCGGAAAGTTCGTGAAGCAGACGGAGAGCCGCCTGCGTAGTGCCGCCTTCCTCATCGCGCGAAGCATCAAGAGGAAAGGTATTGAAGGGCTGCGGTACTACACCGTCGCCCTCGAATCCATCGTGCCACAATACCGAGAAGAACTCGGCCAAGCCCTCGCTCAAGACCTGCTCCGCTCGCTGGA